ACGCAACCATCGAGCCTTTGCGAAGGCTTGGAAGAACCTAGTGTTTTTATATAGGTTTAACATAAGCTACAAACGTTGTAGGTAAAGGCTTTATAAAGAGTTATCATCTTTTCATAGCCTTGTTAATTTGCTTACTTAATTCCTTGTCATAATTTTTCTTGATAACTCCAAAGCCTATCTTCCAGAAGTCTAATAACTTGGTATGTTTAATATAATCTTTTGCAACTGCCAAAAGTTTTAAGCCACCATCTCCGTTTCTTTTGTACAAAGTATTTTCTTTAAAAAATAAATCTTTTCTGTTGTCTAACTTGCCACCCTTTAGACCCATTAAATTTCCATACTTATTTAATCTATCTCCACCGGCTGAAGTTACTGGTGACCATATCTTTGACCTAGCAGCTCTTTCAATACCGCCTTGAAATACATACTTCAGATATTTCTGAGCAATAGGTTTTATTAATACTAACGCTGCTAAGTCATTACGCTTAGCCCTGAACTTAGTTGGCATATCAACTGACTTGATGGTAAATGGTGTTGGTCTATCTAATCTTTTTTGTATTTGTGACCTCTCAGCATTAACAACCTTCACACCTATATTGTTTATAGCATCTGCTGTTGCTTGGGGTAGATGTTTGCGCTTAAACAATCCCATCTTTTTTTGCAATTCCTTTTGATTGGATTTGATTTGTATTGTTACAGTCATTACTTACCCCAGGTTGTTTTGCAATTAAACTTCATGCCTATCTCAGCAGCCTTACGTCTAATTGTTGAAGGGCTGACACCAAACTGCATTGCTACAACTCTGGAACTCTTACCCTGTTTAATCTTTTCTTTTAGTCTATCTTTATTAATTTTCATGTTTGATGTTTATAAATTTTCAATGTGTTCTATTAACTTATGACTATACCAAATGGACTTCTCAAGGTCTTGTATGTTTTCGCCTTTATATTTATGGCGGTGCATATACTTAATGGCATTGCCTTCTAGATACGCCTGGAATCCTCTGCTGCCTAATTGTTGTTTAATGTAGTCAATACATTCAACGCCACCTTTATTGTAATGCGGTGGTTTGTTTACTATGTCATTCATTGGGCTTTTCCTTGGCTTTAGTGTCATCCTTTTTGTCTCCTTTTTTCTTGCCAAATATGGCATCAAAGTTCTTATTAAATTGTTCTTTGTCTACTTCCATTGGTCTTGGCTTACTACCCTTGCTCATGTATAACTCACCTTCTTAAATGTTATATCTATATTTCTTTTCTTAAACGCTTCTTTAGCTTCTATGTAGTCTGGGTGAATAAATCTAAACAACTCCTCAACACTAAATAAAACTGTATCTTTATCTGATCCATACAGCTCTTTTAGTCTTGGTCTTTCAAATTCTGTATCACATACAATGGCTATCTTGTTATCTCGGTATTTGTAGCATCTATGGTCATCCTCAAGTTCACTAAATCCATTAGCTTCAGCTTTTTCTATAAGTGCCGAGTAAGCTCTATTCATCATTTCGATCATTTGCATTTTTAATTTAATATCCTCACCAATCAATGATTCATCAAATAACATCTGGGCTTTACAAAACTTAATTTCTAATTGTGCATCAACACATTTAAACAATCTCTTTTTGCCACCCCAATTAGACTCAACAGAAGTTTCATAAGATCTAAGGTCTTTTAATTGTTTTGTTAAAGTTTCTATCAAATATTTTTTCATTTGATCATTTAAAGGGATGGGGGATATACCTATAGGTATATATCCCTTCCCTCCCTCTTAATTGTTGATTTAGGTATAAAACTTCCCTCATACTTCCCTCATACTTCCCTGCAACTTCCCTCATACTTCATTACCCCAACTATCCCAGCCTTCTCTAGTATTTCTTGCAAATAGCTCAATTTTAGATCCACTATTCAATGCTTCAATTTTTTTGTAAAATTCTTCAGGTTTTTTACTGTGTTTAGTTTTTTTTGCTGTAACTAATGTGCTTTCGCTTCTTGATTCAGGCTTCATTTGTCCTTTCTTTCCAAACAAACATATCTCATGTTGTCCTCTGAAATAATAACCAAGACCAATAGTATTCTTTGCCCACACCAGATTAGTTACATAGGTAAAACCCCATTCTTCCATGACTTCTAGCCCATCTTTTAAAAAATTGTTTGTTACCCAAAGAAACAACCAACATTCTTCATCTGCTAAGTTTGTTACAGGTAATTCTTTGATATCCCTGGTTTTCATTAATTTATAGTGCTTATCTGCACCCCTTTTAATTTTTCCACCACCTTTTTCATTCCATGCTGGATCAGCATAGATAACCTTGTATTTTTTATCTGGAAAAGGAATCATATCAATCAAACTTAGGTGCTAATCTGTGATATTCAGCAGATTGGTAACCAACGCCCTCAGTGTTTACTGCTACCTTTTTTTCTACCAATACTTTTAAAAGTTTTCTTATACTATCCTGTGATAAATCTTTACCCTTAGAATCTGTAACCTTCCCTTTTAAAGTGCTTGCATAAAAATAACAATCCTCTGGATTACTTGGATTTTGTATACAAGCTTGGGTTTCTAATGCATTTAAAACTAACTGCTGCTTATAATCGATCTTATCTTTAGATTTAAAGTCAATATCAGTTAGCTGTAAGAAGCCTGACGTTAGTTCTAGACCTTCCCCAATCAAATCCACCTCTTTAAATACAAAGTTCTTAACAGCCATTCCCTGACCATCTTTATTTAACGTTTGTTCAAATGACACAAACATTTGTTCATCTTTATCAGTCCGTGAGACTTTAAATTCATAATCTAAAGAAGCCCCAATAACGCTTGAACCCCTAGCTCTCGTTCCCTCATGTCCAGAATGGTGAACCAAACAAACGTTGCATCCATAATTGGCAATTAAACTATCTAATTGATGTATAAAGTTGCCAACGTCTTCCGCACTATTTTCCGAGCCAGCACCAAAATTTCTTTGAAACGTATCAACAACTATCATGCCAATATCGCCTTCTATAGCTTTAATAGATTCAATCTCTCCTATAAGCCTTTCAAAATCATCCTTGTCACCAATTCTTACAGCTCTATCTGATAAATATAATGGTATGCCTTTAAGGTCATACTGAGCCTGCTGCCAGGCTGAAAGTCGTCTCTTAACTCCTCTTTGCCCTTCTCCACATATGTAAAGTACAGGCTTTCTAAACGCTTTATTACCATAGAAATCTTGCCCAGAAGCAATAGCGCAACTCATAGCGATAGCCACAAATGACTTACCGCTTTTAGGACTACCGAATATCTGCATTAATGATTCTTCTTCACAAACATCTTTAATAAGCCATTTTGGGTTAGTTACTTGGCTCAACACTTCATCAGCTCTAGTAAATGTGATAGAGCCTTTTTCTTTAACTTCTTTGACTTGTAAAATATAGTTTTCTAAGTCTGTTGTTTCTGGGAAATAATTGCGTTCAGCAGCATCCCATAGGTCATCTTTATCATTAAAATCTTTAGGCGGTTCAATGACCTTAACTTTGCAACCATTTGCTTTAAGGTGCTTAGATATCTCATTAGCACATTTAATACCTGCCTCATCATTATCAGCCCATATATAAACCTCTCTGCCATAGATAGCAGACCAATCCGTTTTATTCCAACCTGTAGCACCACCATGCCAGCAACATACGTCCCCATTGTAAATTCTCTCAGCACCTCTCATTGCCTTCTCACCTTCATTTACTATTACAGGCTTATCTGGGTGCTTATTTGTTATATACAAAGGTAGTAATCCGCTTTGTGGACGTCTCATATACCAAACGCCATCTATTTTACTAAATGGCGCGTATTTCATAGGGATTGCATGACCGGAGGGAAACCTCATCACAAAAAAATCTGGTGAATACTGCACTTGAACAACTGCTTGCTTATAAAGCTCACGCATTTGCTCTGAAGTGAATGAACGCCCATTGCTTTTGGTAATGGGGCTACCAATATCAGAGGAGCTGATACTTTGCAAAGGGCGGTCATAACCAAACTGTTTTAAGATTTCTGTAACGTCTTGACCATGTTGCTCAATTAACCATTTCACACCTCCACCCTGACCCTGTTCAAAGTCATAAAAAGTGCCAGCTTCTAGGTTAAGTGTTAGTGATCCTTTATTATTCCAGCGCCATTCATTAGACTTCTGGACTTTAGGCTCACCCAATAACTTTCTCGCTATCTCTGGTGCTATTTTTTGCCAATCGTGATCTTGCATTTCTTAAAATGGGATATCGTCAAAATCTAAACCATTTTCTTTTTCTGCTTCTGCTGCTAGAGCTTTTACATCACTTATGTTCTTGACAAAATTCATGCTTACTTCGCCATCTGTAATCAATGGCTCTGCATTATCCCAAACAGGAATCACAAAATCTGCCGGTCTATCCTTCCATCCCAAGAACTTAAATAATGGAATTGCAATATTAATAGCTTTTAGTTCAATAATTTCATGCTGGTTTGTGTATTCAAATACAGGCACTTTTCCTTTGTTAGCTTCAATGTCTTTATAAAATTGAACTGCTATCTTTTTAAACGCCTGGTATTCGCCAAAACTAAATCTTGACCATAAATACAGCTTCTTATCATTAGTAAAGATATTAAGGCTAAACGCTTCTTTGTATCCTTCCTCTGGTTTAGGTATTTTAATAAATGGCGTTTCACTATATTCAGTATTATAAGAACCATTCCACATACCCCAGCCAGTTTTAATACTATCTGGACAAATCATTATCTTATCCAAACCTACTGACTCATTATTTGAATACCATGTCTTGTCTGCATTTTTGTGCATTATAAAACTAGTACCGCCACCGCCTTCATTTGAAAATATATCTTCCATTCTCTCTCTCCTTTTAATGTATGGTTTTATTACACATACTGTTTACATAAATGCTATTAAGATATTCATAATTGGACATCCTATAGCTCTCAAAACTTTCATCATTCTCTATACCCAGAATCTCTAACGCTAGGCAAATTTGTTCAAATCTATTTCTGCAAAATCTATCAAATTCTTCATCATCAAACATTAGCTAGTAACCATCTTTGTTAGCTTTTCGCATACTTCTTCAAGCGGACACATATAAACAGCCTGATTATCTTTTGGTGCATCAAACATCAAGTGCATAGGCACAACGCAATAAATAGGCTTCCTGTTATATTTATAAATAAGTATTGGAATGAAATCATCACCAGCACTTACTAAAACTTGATCCCACCACGCCTGCTTATATTGGTTAGTCTTAGAATCTCCATAACGCTTACACTCAATACAGAAGTTCTTAAAATAAATATCTGCCAATCCAGCTTTCCAAGATTGGTCAAAATTCCTAGAAACTCTGTCATCCATTCCTTGCTCTGCTAAACAATCATTAATCTTATTCACAATCAGCCTTTCAAAAGCTGCACCTTTTGCTCTACTGTTAATTTTTATCATTTTTCTCTAAAGAGTAGATAAGCAATGATTAGCAACATAAATACTGCTGCTGATAATACGTCCACCAAATAGGCTAACAAGCCAATCATTCCCTCATACATTTTGAAAGGTCTCTATAGTCTCTCTGCCAGATTCATACCTGGTAAGCCTGTAATGCTCTCCAGCACCCTTCTGAAAGTAATGCAATACAGCATTGTTATCTGCCTTCTCAAAGGCTATACGTTCCTTCTGCTTTTCTACTGACTCTTTATGCTGTGTCATTTGCCATTTCTCTTTTGAATTGCGTACCGCCTAACTTAATAAGCATTTGCGTTGCAGCTTCAATATTCATGTCATGTTCAACAGCAAATATCTTGATATATTTATGCAACTCTATGTCTATCCATAAAGCTTTTTTGTTTTTATTCTTATTCATAATTCTCTCAACTCTCCTTTTTTATATTATCAGTTTTTATAACTAATACAATTACAAGTTTGATATTTATATATCATCCTTAATTTTTTTTAGTATTCCTACAACAGTTTCAACATTCCATCCATTACCTAGCATCTTATATCTTTGGGTGTTACTAACATGGTTAGTGTAATTATCTGGAACTGTTTGCAAGCGTTCGCACTCAACAGGTGTAAGTTTTCGCCAATAGAGTTCTTGTTTTATACCTGTAGCATGGTATGTACCACTTCTTTCAAAATTAGCCTTTGACGATTTGGCATATTGCGCTTTTATGGTTTGCGATTTCAAAGGTAAAGATTTTAAATCATCTTGAAATACAGGTATCATTGATCTTTGTCCTCGAGCCAAAGAATTATGCGGTACTGCTCCTTGGTATGATGCTGTTAAGCAATAAGCCTTTCCCTCTGTAGTTGTCATTTTTGCTAAGTTTTTATCAAAATCTTTTAATTTAACATTTGGTATTGAACCACCCCCACTATTTGCTCTAATAGTTACTGATTTATTAAAATGCTCTCTTGGTTTTTTCTCATTAAAACCACCATATATATTTGAGTACATAGGTTCTTCTGCATCATCTTGCAATATATCCCTTAAAACTATACCTCTATCCTTTGGTTGTTCTATTCCAGGTATATTTGACCAATACCATCTATTTCTATTTTGTGCAGACACTAACGCTGAATTTATTTTAATGCCTTCAACTCCCATATAATCTGCTATTACTGCTAGCCATTCTTTTTTCATATTTACGTTTTCTAACAAAAAATATTTTGGATTCAATTCTTTTACGCATTTAACAAACTCAAAAAATAACGCTGATCTTGGGTCATCAAAAGCCAACCCCTTACCGGCTACAGAAAAACCCTGACAAGGTGAGCCACCCATAACCAAATCTATCTTTGGTAATGTCGAAAGGTCTAATTTAGTTATATCGCCCACCTGTATAATCTCTGGGTAATTAGCCGCGCTTACAGTCATTGCGTATTTATCAATCTCACTTGAATAATAATTATTAACCTTTATGCCTGCTCTTTGTAAAGCCATCATTCCGCAACTCATTCCATCAAATAAACTTAAAACATTCATATTTTTATTCCTTTTTTACATTCATATCAATTACATGTTTGATATTTATATTCTATAATCAAAAATGAAGGGCAACCGCTAAACTCTCCATATTCTCTAAACTCTCTTTAGTGGTTTGCCCTTCCTTCTTAAAACTATTCCTTTACCATTCTGATTCTTACATAACCTGCCCTACGTTCTGGTGCAGCTTTATATGTAACCTGTTTAATTTGCTCTAATTTAGCCGGTAGCGTTTTCCATTCACAAATATAATTAGCTGCCCTTGCCTTGCTATGGTTACCCATAGCCATCATTAAATCTGTCATAAGCTCTGCTTCTTTTTCTTTAGCTATTTTCTGGGCTTCTTTAAGTGCCTGGATGGTATCAATGATATCTACCATATCTGATCCCAATATCTTTTCATTTTCATCATTACCTAGATCAAAAATATTTGCTGCATGTTCTGGCTTCTCTGGCGGATAGTAATTTTCATCATCAACCCTTTGGTTAAAATCTAACACTACTTCAGCCAGA